CACGCCGGCGCGAGCGTCAGCCCGAGCTCGGCCGTGTCGGGGTCCGCAGCTGCGGCCGCGTCGATGGCCGCGAGCACGTCGCGCCACGGCCGCGCGGTGATCACGCGACGCCCCAGGACGCCCGGTAGCCCAGGAGCGACAGCGCCACCTCGGGCGTGATCCAGCGGCCGGTGTAGGCCGTCCCCAGCTCCGTCTGGAGCACGCCGAACGTGACGTCCGACGCCCGGTACACACGGACGGCGATCTGGAGAATCGCCGTGTGCGGCCCGGGCGGGAAGGGGCTCGGCCAGCTCGCGTCGTCGCGCCGGCCCGTCGCGAACCCGACGGCGTCCTCGGCCGTCGCGATCGCGATCGTCAGACGGTCCAGGGTCGCCCCTGGACCGTCCGGCAGCTTGACGCCGAGAGCTCGCGCGAGCTCGTCAGCGGTGACGTCCGACGTGTACGTCGGGGCGTCGACCGGGGGGACGCTCACGCCTTCGCGGAGCTCGCGCGGGCGGTCGTCGGCGAGATGGTCATCTTGACGACGCCCGTCGGGATGTAGACGGCCGGAGCTCCCAGGGACCAGACGGCGACGTCCGTCCCCAGCTTCGCGACGACATCCTGTTCGGCCGTGAACATGCCGTCTTCCAGCCACGCGGCCGCGAGCCCGTTCCCGACGAGGATCGTCCCGGCCGGGAGGTTCCGGTCCCGGGTGATCGCGAGCCCCGAGACGCTGACGTTCAGCTGGGACGCCGACACGGTCCCGGCGACGTTCTGGACGCCGTAGGGCGACACGCCCAGGCCGGGCGTCGACGCGATCGCCAGCCACGCGTCGGGCGCGGCGACGACCAGCGACGCCGGAGCTCCCGTCGCGTCGTCGACCATCGCCGACGCCTGGACGAGCGCAGCGTGGACGTCGTCGGCCGTGTTCGCGAGCGGGATCACGGGGCCCGTCGCGCCGGCCGCGATGAGCGCGGTCCCGAACGCCTTGTCCGTCACCTGGGCCCATGCGGTCGTCAGGATGCGGAGGGCGATGTCGCGGAACGCCGGCGAGCTCCGGCGGAGCGTCTGCCAGCTGATGTCCAGGCCGCCGGCGTACGTCTTCACGGCCGTCGTGGAGCTGTCCAGGGTGATCTTCGCGGACACAATGTCCGCCTTCTCTGTCGCCTGGAGCCCGACGCGCGTGGAGCTGTCGTCCGTCGCGCCGGCGAACGTCGGCCAGCTGACGTCCATCCCGCTGTCGGGGAGCGGGCTCCGGCCGAACAGGGCGACCGTCGGCCGGGCCGCCGGCAGGATGCCCAGGACCTCCGTCAGCCATGCCGGCCGGACGAGCTCGGGGACGTCGGTCGTGAGCTGGTCGGCGAGCGCGCGGACGAGCTCGTCGTCGCCGTCCATCACCCGCTGGTACAGCTCGCCGAACGACCCGGCCCGCTCCAGGAGCACGTTCGTCGGGGCCGGCGCGGGAACCTGGACGATGGGCGCGGGGATCGCGTCAGCGACGAGCCCCCGGACGGCGTCGGTGATCGCCTCCAGCGTCAGCTCGGGCGGGGTCTCGGGGTCGGTCGCGGGCATCGGTGTCTCCTCTCGGACGTAGACGAGCTGGGCCCCTGGGTAGGCTCCCCGCTCCAGGACGGCGACCCGGCGGAGGTCCGCGCGGGTTCGTTCGGTGACGCCGTCGCGCCGGCGGCGCGAGCCTCCAGGCGTCGGGGCGAACGCGACGGACACGTCGCGGTAGACGCCGGCGCGGGAGAGCTCCAGGAGCTCGTCGCCGGCTGTGGTGCGGGCGACGAGCGCGTCCAGGTAGGCCGCGTCGTCCAGCTGCTCCAGGGCCGTCCCACGCCCGACGAGCGGCCCCCCGTGGGCTCCCGATTCGATGGTGACGCGCGTCGGGTCGACGTCGTCGAACGCCCCCCGGACGAACGTCTCGGGCCCGACGCGGTCCCCCTCCAGCTGGGCCCGCTGGGCGACAGCTCCCCAGGGCGCGATGCGGAGCCGGATGCGCCGGCCCGCGTCGGGGTCGCTGTCGGGGGCGTCATGGCGGAGCTCCAGGGCGTCCTGGAGCGGGCGTGTCAACAGCTCGTCGGTCATGCGACAGGAACCTCCGGGGGCGCGGGGAGCTCAGCCGGCGTCGTCGTCGGGGTGAGCGCGTTCGACGATCGGTCAGGGGCCAGCCCCTCCCGGCGAGCGATTTCGTCGGCCGTGATCACGCCCAGGCCGGCGGCGACGGCGTACGTCTCGTACCGGGCCTGGACGTCCAGCCGGTTCAGCTCGGCGAGGTCGAACCGGACCGTCTGCGTCCTGGGGACGAGGTCGCTCCAGGCCGCCTCCAGGGGGGCGAGATAGAGCGGGATCACGGTGGAGCGGTGGAGCTCGGCGTACAGCTGCGACACGTTCGCGTACGTGATCGACGAGCCGGCAGAGCTGACGAGCAGGAGCGGCGCGGGGATGCCCAGGAGCCGGGCGACCATCGCGTTCCCGTGCTCCCGGCTCTCCGTCAGCTGGGATCGCTCGGGGTCGACCCCCTCCGCCTCCCAGGTGATCCCCCCGGACAGGACAGCGGGCGTCGGGACGGGGCCCGTGTGCGCGGCGAGCCAGCGGGCCTTAAGGCTGTCCGCCTCCGGGTCCGTGAGCTCCGTCGGCGACGTCAGCGTCCCCGACGGGATGCCGGAGCCCGCGAACCAGCCCGACGCGTAGAGCTCCTGGGCCTGGACGACGGCGAGAGCTGACGCGCACTCCAGGAGCGGCGAGCGGCCGCGCAGCTCGCCGACGCGGGGCGCGAGCGGAATGTGGGCGATGTCGCGGCCCGGGATCATGCGCCGGTTCCGCCAGCTGTAGACGGGCAGGAACCGATGGTCGTCCCACTCCACCCGGACCTCTGAGCTGGGGAGCACGCGCGCCGAGCGGGGCCGGCCGCCGGAGCTCGGGTCCGGGTCCGGGTCGAACAGGAACCAGAACGCGTCCCCCGTCTCCACCATCGAACGGACCGTCTGCTCCAGGAACGCGTACCGCGTCAGCCACGGGTCCGGGCGGTCGACGATCTTGGGCGTCCGGGCCATCGGCGACCCGTCGACGTAGACGACGGGGATGAGCTGGGCGACAGCTGAGGCGAGCAGCTGGACGCCGCGTTCGACCGACGGGAGCGTCCCCATGCCGGACACGCGGCTCGCGATGTACGCGTCGATTTGGGCCTGGACGCTGGGGTAGGGGGGCGCGAGCGGGCCGGCGATATCGGCCGACGACGACGACCCGAACAACCAGTCCCAGACGCTCACGGACGGACCGTGACGCCCGGCGAGCTCGCGGGCTAGCTAGGTGATCACCTACGCCGGCGACGGCGTCCTGGGCCGTCCTGAGCGGGGGAGCCCGGGGGATGCGCCCCGCGTCCGGTCATCCGCCGGCGCACGGATCGCCCGAGCTCCCCCGGTCAGAGCTGAACGCCGGCGCGCCGGGCCTGGGCCCGGGCGTTCAGGAGCCCGCGCTGGTCGCCGTCCTGGGGATGGCGGGGGATCACGAACAGCTCCGGCGACGGCGGGGGAGCGAGGAACCGGAGCCGGCTCCCCCCGTGTGTGAGCTCGGGGACGAACCCGCTGTCCAGGGCCGCGTCGACGAGGTCGCGCCACGGGCCCCGAAGATGCTTGCGGCACCACGCGCGGTCGCTCCGGTGCGCCGGCCGGGTGATCGGTGTCGGCTCAGCTCCAGCTGGACGGGGCGGCGCGACGGGCTCGGGGTCGTCCAGGAGCCGGAGCAGGTCGCCGACACGAACCCGGACCGACAGCGGGACGGCGTCCTCCGGGAGCTCCAGAATGTTCGCGCAGACGAACCTGAGAGCCCCCAGAGCGGACCCCCGCGTCTGGAGCTCCAGGGGGACGCCGGCGAGCTCTAGCTCCGCCTGGACGTGGGTCAGCTGGCGCGTCTTCATCGGTCCCCCTTGCGCTTCTCGGGCAGCTGGTCGGGGCCTATCCAGGCCTCGCGTATGCGGCCGGGCCGGCGGACCCCAGGCCAGCTCCCGCAACGGCTCACGTTGCAGACGGACCCCAGCCGGAACGGCCTGGGGTCCAGGTGACAATGCGGCTCCGTCTCGTCGGCGAGCTGGAGCTCACGGGTCATCCGGCGAGCTCGCCCCAGCGGACCAGCTCCAGCCGGAGCTCAGCGCGCCGGCGGTAGGCCAGCTGGCGACAGGGCGACGAGCACGTCCGGGCCCGCGAGCTGAGCAGGACCGCCCCGCATCCGGCGCAGAGCCGGAGCGCGCGACGGGGCTCGGCCGGCCGGCGGGTCCGGCTGTACCGCTGGCGGCAACGATCGGAGCACGTCAGCTTGTGAGCTCGCGCCGAGCGGGGGAGCTCGTCGTGACACACGGCGCAGCGTCGCGCCGGCGCGGGCCAGCTGGGGTCCGGGACGAACGTGTCGGCCGGGCTCGCGAACATGTCGTCGTCCTCCAGCTCGGGGCGGTCGACGGGGTGTCCGTTGAACGCCGCGTGTCGCCGGCGACTGTTCGCGGCGACGGGAGCCCCGCAGCTGTAGCAGGGCGTTCGTGCGAGTAGAGCTGTCATCCCAGAGCCTCCAGAGCCAGCGGGCCGGTTCGTCCGGCTCGCCTACGGCGAGCGTATCGCGAAACCGTGACATGTCAAGTGTAACTAGGTACCTATTCGGGGGGGGGCGTAGCCTGGGCGGCGAGCTCGGCCGGGTCGCCCGGTGACGAGCTCCCGGCCCGGGTCGACGTGAGCATTCGGCGGGGCGAACGGTCGGGAGCTGGCCCAGCTCAGCGGATGCGCGGGCGGGGGAGCGGGGGACGATCGGCGAGAGCGACGGCGACCGTCGCGGCGACCAGCGCGTCGATGTGTCCGGCCGATCGACGACGGACGAACCGCCACGCTTCCGCGTCTTCCGATCGCGCGGCGAGCCGGGCCGCGCTGTCCAGGACCGGGTCCGCCCGATGGCGGAGCGTCCGCGAGACGACGTGTCCCAGGAACGCGGCGCACGCCCCCCGGAACGCGAGCCCCCCGAGCTCGTCGACCCGGCCCGGGAGCTCGTCGGCGAGGTCACGCATGGCGGCCGCGACGGGGGAGCTCGCGTCGAACCCGACGCGGGAGCCCCGGTACCGGCCCAGGAGCTCGCGCACGTCGGCGAGCAGGGCGTCCACCTGGGCCGCGTCGCTCGTCGGGTAGTCGCGGGCGAGCTCCAGGTGCAACCGTTCGCCGTCGACGACAGCGGCCGCAATCGACGCCCGGGTCCAGCTCGGTGTCACGTCGACGCCGAACGACGGGACGGCGTCCGCCGGCGCGGAGCTCCCAGGATCGGCGCAGCTGTCCCAGGCCCCAGGGGGGCTCCAGCTGTAGTCGGTCCCGGCCGTCCAGCGGTTCAGCGTCTCAGCGGCGAACCGGGCCGGCGTCAGAGCTCGCCGGGTCGACCGTAGGACCTCCAGCTCCAGGAGCCCGTCGCGAACGCCCGGGTTCGCCTCCCGGATGCCGTCGTCGTCGTCGCTCGTCGCCTCCCAGACGAGCGCGCCGAACCGGGGGTCGTCGCCGGGCTTCGCGGCCGCCAGGACGGCGCGGTCGTACAGCGCGCGGAACAGCTCGGCCCGCTCCGTCCCGGCCGTCCCCGTCGCTACCAGGAGCCCGTTCCGGCGGGTCCGGGTCGTCGGCTCCAGGGCGGCCCAGGTCCCCCCGTCGATGCCGGGCGTCTGGGCTTCGTCCAGGACGACGACGTCGAACGTCCGGCCGCGCGCGACGTCGTGTCGGCCGGAGAGCAGGAACAGCCGGCGCGAGCTGTCGTCGAACCCCATGCCGGCGCGGACCCCCGTCGCCTGGGCCGTGATCCCCAGCGGCGACACGTCGGCCGCGAGCTCCGTCCAGAGCGCGGAGTAGGCCTGGTCCCGCGTCGGGGCCGTCAGGAGCCCGAGCTCCCACAGCGGGCTCACGTCCAGGAGCCAGCCCAGCGGGGCGCGCAGCGTCGTCGTCTTCCCGTTCCGCCGGGCGACGCTGAGCAGGAGCTCGCGGAACCGGAGCCCCGCGCGGTCCGGGTCGACCTCCAGCGCGCGGTTCAGGGCGAACCGCTCCCAGGGCGTGAGCCGGAGCCCCAGCCGGCGGGCCGCATGGTCCGCGACGATCGGGCCCCAGGTCAGGTACGGCGAGCTCAGCGGCGTGACGCTGAGCAGGGGCGGCTGGACGTCGCGCGGGACCCGCGCGGAGAGCTTCACGGGATGGGGGGCCCGGAGCCCCCGGGCGGGAACCGGGACGAGCACGGGGACGACGGCTCTGGACCGGCGACCAGCCGGCCGGCGCGGGACGACGGCCGGCCGGTTCGGCTCTGCGTTCGCGTGAAACGGGTTCGCGGGTGTCCCCGTCGTCACACAAAAAACCGCCTACCAGCTGCGCGACGGGTTCGACCGAAGGACGGGCCTCGTCCCCCTGCTCGCGTTGCATGAGACGTGAGCAGCTGCGAGGTTCGTGTCCGCGTCGCTCCCCCCAGCTGAGCGGGGCAGGAGATGGTCGACCGACGTCGCGCCGGCCCGGCCGCAGAGATGGCACACGCCCCGATCCCGCGCGATGACACGGGCCCGGATGCGCGCAGCTCGTCGACCGCCCCAGGGGCTCACGCGTCGCGAGCCCCCAGGTAGCGCAGCACGGACAGGAGCACGGCCCCGATGATCGCCCCCAGGACACCCTCCCCCGTGAGCTTGTAGCCCAGGGCGACGACGCTCCAGGTCACGACGAGGATCACGGCTGAGACGCATACGGCCATGACGAGGGCGACGGCGTCGCGCCCCGTCACAGCTCGCCCCGACGGGCGAGCTCGCGGACCAGCTGGGCGGTCGTCCCCACCTGGGCCCGGTGACGAGCTCGCCCCAGGTGCGCGTCGACGGTCCCCTGGGCGAGCCCCAGGGCGTGAGCGGCCCCCTTCACGGTGCCCGTGTCCAGGTAGGTCCGAACGACCTCCAGCTCGCGCCGCGTCAGGAGCTCGGGGCGTTCAGCCACGGGCGAGCCTGGAGCCGGCGGCCGCCATGCGATCGCCGAACGACGGCCCAGGCCTGGGCCCGCACACGTCACAGACGAACGGTCCGCCGGCGTAGGCCCGGCGATGCTGCGAGCGATGGTCGTTGAACGCGAGACAGTAGACGGTCGCCGTGGAGCTCCCGACAGGGACGGCGACCCGGAGCTCGGAGCGACCGTCCAGCTCGTCGTCCGTCAGGACGGCCGGAGCTACGTAGGTAGCTCCGTCCTGACGGACGGGTAGAGCGTCGCTAGAGCTCAGCTGT